TCGTCCAGCGGGCTCGCGACGCGCTCTGCTTTCGTCGGCACGACTGAATTCCTACTTCACGCGGGCACCGCCACGCAACGGCAGTTGATGATCTGGTCGACGGGCGCCTCGACGTCGCCCGGGTGCCGGAGCTGGCCGTCCGATCGCCCGACGTCCGAGAGGTAGTTGTGGTCGAGCTTCTGCGAGCCCTGCTGGCCGAAGACCTGGTGGTCCGGACGGACGACCTCGTCGCCCGCGGTCGTCCAATCCTGTTCCTCGATCCCCTGCGCCCGGAACATCTGGTCGCGAACCCCGTTAAAGAGCCCGGAAACTTCGGTCCGCGCCCATGTCAGCGTCTTGGCCGCGCTCTGCGAAACGTCGAAGACATGCCCGATCCGCGCGCGGAGCTGGGCGACCGTGTCCCCGGCCGAGACGCCCTGGGCGAGCGACGCCTTGACGCGCCCGAGCAGCGTCTTGGCGCTCTCCGAGATGATCTTCCGCTCGCGCAGATCGAAGTAGGAGAGGATCGCCGCGTCGTCGATCGCGAAGACCGGGACCCCGATGTCGTCGAGCGTGAAGTCCCATGCCGCCTCGAGCACGCCTGCGTATGTCGGCCGGAGCAGCGTCTTGAGCGTCGACTCCAGATCGGCAAGCTCAGGCAGGACCGCCGTCAGGTCGAGCGTCTTCGCGCGCGCCTTCCCCTCGCCTGCCGCAACCTCGTCGAAGGCGCGGAGGACGTCTCGGCGACGTGCGGCGACCCAGGCCCGGTATGCGCCCATCGCCGGCTTCTCAAGTTTCGTCTCAATCTTGAGAAAATCGCGCCATCTTTTCCCGGCAGCTCGGGTCCGAGCCCCAGCGGATCGGAGAAGGGCGGCCGAGCCCTTGGCCGGAGGCGCGCCTACCGCAGCCCCCCCGGGTTCAAGCGGCGTCCCTTCGGCGGCCGGGCTCGGCGCGCCCAGGCCTGGATTCGCAGGCAATCCGACACCCTGGAACTCGTCGTCGACGGCCAGGCGCACAGGGACGAGGGTCGAGGGGACCAGCGCGTCCTCGTTCCCCGGGTAGTCCTCGGCCGGAAGATCGACGGCCTCGAGCGCCTGCTTCGGCGGCATGTGGATCCCGGCCGCAGTGAGCTTCGTGACGATGTCCGCCTTGTCCGAGATCCCCGCGCGGAGCGCCTCGATCCCGCGGACGTCGAACATGCAGAAGATGTCGTCGGTCTCGGGGAAGAGCAGCGTCGAGTCGATCTCGGCCTCGATCAGCCGGAAGTCCGGGAGGATCGTCTTGTCCCAGAAGCTCTTGTCCTGCGAGAGCGCCGTCGCGTAGTTCGTGAACTGCGTCAGGCCGAGGAGCGACGGCGGCGTCCCGAGCACGGCCAGGATCTCCTCGCGGTCCCACGTGCGCTGTTGCAGGAACTCCATGTCCGCAGGCGACATCGCGATCGACTGCCACTCGAACCCGCTATGGAGGATCCCGACGCGCTCGGCGTTCTCGACGCCCTTGTGCATCTGCTCCCAGGCGGCGCGGAACTCCTCCTGCTCCTTCGGCGTCAGCGCTCCCTCGAATTTGAGCGTCCCCTTCGGGACCGCTCGATTGTTCAGCAGGTTAGCCGTGTACGCGTTCGTCGCGAGGTCGATCTGGATCCCCTGCGCGACGGCCGAGAGCCGCGAGAGCCCGCGCAGCGGATTGCCTGGGTTCGGCAGCTTGAACTGGACGACCTGGTCGAGCGTGAGCGGGATGCGCCCGCGCGCGCCGCTCATCCAGCGCGGCGGCGAGTACCACCAGCCGACGAGCGGGCCCGTCGCGCCGTCGCGCAGGCGCTCGACGAAAAGGTCCGGCGAGAGCGGCCAGAGCTGCTCGGGCAACTCGCCCGGTCCCCCCGTTGTCGGGTTGCCCTCGGCGTCGCCCTTGACCCAGAAGCACTCCCCGCGCACGCGCAGGAAAAGCAGCGTGACCTGGATGAGCTGGTCGCCGTTCTGCAACGGGTTCGGCCGGACGAGCAGCTCGGTGAGCGGGTGCTCGAGGTCGGACTCCGCCGTCGAGTCATTCATCGACAGGCGCTTCATCAGCGGAACTCGCAGGTGCCGGTGGAACGCGCGTCGACGCGAGCCGGCGAACGGCCCGTCCCACTTCTTCCCGCGCTCGTGCGCCTTCGATCTGCGGCGCTCGACCTGCTTCCCCGTCTCGCGCATGACGACGAGCGGCGCCTGCGCCGCGGTCGTCGAGACGATCAGCGCCGAGGAGAGGACCCAGGCGTGGTTCGAGAGCGGATCCTCCGCGCGCTGGATCGCCGGCAGGCGAGAGTTCGCGAGCGCCTGCAGGTAAGAAACGACCGTCGAGGACTGGAAGAGCTTGCGGCGCGCGGCCTCTGGCGAGAGCTCGCTCGATCGCCCGTTCGTCCCCGGCTCGGCGAGACCGGGGATCTCCCGGATCGGGATCCCATCCGGGCCGAGGATTGCGGTGGCTCCGACCATCAGGCGCGCGGCGTGATCGTGTTCTTGGGGAGCCGCGCGTAGGCGTCGGCCGGGACGACGCGCGGGCGCGCTGATGCAGGGAGTTCGGTCCCGAACATGTGAGCCCAGAAGAGGTCGGGCCCGTAGAACGACTCCATCGCGTCGACGAGCGCGAGGGTCTGGACCGCGCGGCGGACCGCGTCTGCGTCGCGCTCGAGCTCGCCTGTGACGCGCGGCTGCGACCCGGCCCATTCGAAGAAGCCAGGCTCGCGCCCGGCCCACTCGAAGAACGGCAGGTCGATGTCCTGGTCGTCCGCGTCGAAGCCGTCGGCCTCGCCGGTCGCGGCCTCGACGGTCTCCGCTTCGATCGGCTGCGCGCGGGTGTCGCGCGCGACGGCCTCGTTCTCCAGCGTCCGCAGTTTCCTCGCCATGCTCGGTTCCTCCGCCGGCCGATCCTAGCTAGGATCGAGCGCGAGAGAAGCGTTGGCAGTCGCGGTGCCGGTTCTCACTCAGAAACGACAACGAAGAACTGCTGATGGCGGCCTGACGGCCGCGCGGCCTCGAGCCCCGTGCTCGGTTCGCCGCGGATCGACGATGGGGGCGGGCGCGAGCTCGCCCTCACAGCGATCCCTCGAGCACCATGATCCCGGGCTTGACCACGCGGTGCTTGCGCATCTGCCACGCGATCGCCCACTTGAAGACCGTGTCGTCGTGCGCGCCCGAGTCGGCCTCGAACTTCCCGTTCTTGTTCAAGCGGAATGACAGGCACTCCGACAACAGATCCGCATCGCGGACCTTCATCGATCCGTCCTCGATCGACGCGGCGAGCTGCTGGAGCATGATCGGCCGCGACTCCGCGTCGGTCGACCAGCCGGGGCGCCCGTACCGCGTCCACGCCATGCCGTCCGCGCCGCGCTCGATCTGGTCCGTCCCTCGCTTGAAGTAGTAGAGCGAGCCGCCATGGAAATGCGGACGATCGAGCCCGAGCTCGAGGACCTTCTGAAGCACCGCGTGCCCGTGGTTCTGCCGCTCGATGCCGACGAGCGCGTCGTTATATCGGCGATGGACGCGAACGACGTGCTCCGCCAACGTCGGCGGGTTGAAGATCCCGTGCACGGTCGCAACTTGCGCGCCGGTGTCGCGACGCAGCACGCCGAGCCCGCACGGATCGCAGCCGGGGATCCCCTCGCTCGTGTCGCAGCCGATGACGTACTCGACGCCCTTCTCCGGCGCCTCCCACTCGACCTCGTATCCGCCTGGGATGTGCAGGCGCTCGTACGTGCGCAGCGCTCGCGCGATCGCCATCACCTTGTCGACGTCGAAGTAGCAGGTGCCGCTGGTCAGGAAGCAGCTCTCGTCGTCCTCCGGGTACTCCTGCTTGAAGAGCTTGCGCAGTTCCGCCTTCGTCGCGCGTCGCCATGCGATCTGCGCGAGCGTCAGGCCGTGCTGCTCGACGATGCCTTGCTCGTCGGCGTCGATCGTGTCGTGGACCTCTTCGGGCTCGTACGTTCCGGGAGCAGCGACGTTCAACGGGTCATCGAACCATCGAAGGAAGATCGGCCACCACGGGACGACGCCGCGCTTCGCATCCTGGAACAGGTGGTAGAACCACTCGCGTCCGTTCGGCGTGCCCTCGAGTGAGACTTCTCCGTTCGAAGCCGCGCGCGTGAGCGCGGCCATCACCGAGTCCATCTCCTCGGCGTTGTGCTGGCCAGGGCACCAGTACGGAACCTCCGAGCCGTGGATCCGCTGATACGTCTCGCCGCGCGCCGTCGCGGACCCGCTCGCCGTGCCAACGGCGAATCGTGACCCGTTGGCGAGTCGCATCATCGACTCGGACCCGGCTCCGATCAGCGGCGGCGCGTCGGGATCACGATCGTGAAAGAGCTTGACCGTCGGGAAGATGTTGCGGGCCTTGCGGTCGGTGTCGGCGAGCGAGAGGACCCACGAGTTCGGACGGTCGGCCGCGACGAAGTAACTCTCGATCTGCTCGATCGACGTGATGCCGCCGCGCCGATACTTGAGGCCGATGAACCGCGTGAAACCTCGCGCGCGTCCGAGCCGCTTCATCGCGACGTACCTGCGCTGCATCGGCAGGAGCTCCGCGGGGACGAGCGGCGGGGCGCCCGATGCCTCCCATCCCGCTCCTCCCGAGGCCGCCGCGACGGCGCACTGCGTCGGCGAGAGGAGCCGCGCCGGCTTGTCCGTCCGAATCCACAGGCGCCGCCTGGACGAGGCCGCGAGCGCGAGGGGGGGCGGCTCTGCCCCCTCGAGTTCCATTCGCCGCCGGTTGCGGCGGTCCTCGAGGTCGCCGACCTTGTCGGCCTGGTCTGGGAATGCGCCCACGGCCGCCCGCCACGGGATCCGCACGACGTCGTAGCCCCCCTCGCCGTTGGCCGCGTGGGCGAACCAGTGGCCACGGGTTGGCGCCTGGCCGGCTAGGACGACCACACCCGCGTCCGTTGCCCCGGCGCGCACGGCGGGGTCCTCGGCCATGCCGTTGCACCCGTGAGCGAACAGCCCCGCCAGCGAGTCCGCGGGCAGGTCGTCGAGGTCCTCTGGCGACTCGGCCAACCAGAGCGTGCAGGCGCCGGCCCGAACTACCCGAACGCGCCCCGAACGGCCCCCGCGGGCGCGCGGGAGCCAACGTCGAGCCAGCGCGGCTGCGCGATCGCGGCCCGGACCGACCAGGACGACGTCGCCGCGACGTGCGAGCGCGAGCGCGAGCAGGGACTCTTGCGCGCGAACGTCGAGCGCGGCGTGCACGACCGCGACGCGGCCGGTCGCGCGCGCGAGCACCTTCCAGGGCGCGGGGATCGCGATCTTGGTGGGCACTCTGATGCGGTTCTGCTGAGTGGTAGCCGCGGCCGGATTTGAACCGGCGACCTCCAGCTTATGAGGCTGGCGAGCTTCCAGGCTGCTCTACGCGGCGATGATGTTCTAAGTGGTGCGGCCGGCAGAACCAGCGCACCTCAAGCGGCTTCTCGTAGTCGTCGTGGTGCATCTGCGCCGCGGATCCGCAGACCTCGCACGGCTTTCGTTCGATCTTCCCACGCGCAAGATAGACCTTCGAGTAGCTCCGGCAGATCGCGCGTCTGCGCTGATCTCCGCTCGGCCGGTGCGTCTTTCTCCAGGCCCGCATCCAGCGCGCGTGGCACTTGAGGCATGTCCGCTGTCCCGCCCGCCGCTTCTTGTGGCGGCACGCCCCTTTGCCCCATCGAACCACGGGCGCGAGCCTATTGTTTTCGTGGAACGTGTTCCACGTGCCGCAACCGGAAACTTCGGCCGAGCCGACTGCGGACGATCTTCGCTTCGTCGTCCGCCTGTCTCGCCGCGACCTTCGACGCCGCGCTCGTGTGGGCCACGCCGGTAGCCGAGACCATCCGCCGAACGCCCTCCGCGCGCCGGCCGGGCTTCGCGATCAACGCCCACAAACCGCCCCAGAAGTTCCTCGAGGAGCGGAACCACGGCAGCCCGTACTTGACGAGCAGGATCACCCAGAGCGCGACGCCGGACCATCCCCAGAACCCCATCCCGTCTCCTCCTCCGTCGTAGTCGCCCCCGTGCGTGTCGATGTTGGTGACGTTCTGCTCGGGCCGAAACGCGAAGCTGGCGCCGAGCGTGGCCAGCCCGATGTAGATCGCGTCGATCGCCGCGACGCCGATCGCGAGCGCCGTGACAACCGAGGCCGTGACCGCGATCGCGATCTCGACCATCTTCCCGGAGATCGCCTCGATCATGCGCGAGAACCAACCCCCGGACGCCGCGTCCGCGGCCCGCTGCTGGACCTGGTCGACCGTCGTCGGCGGATCGCTCGCGCACGAGTAGACGACGGCGAGCAGCGCGATCGTTGCGAGCGCGACGAGCGCGACCGCCCAGTTTCGCCACCGCCGCTCGGTCACCGGATCCAGACCTTCGATCCGTCGAGCTGGTTGATCACACAGACGCGCAGGCCGCCATCCACGGCGCGGCGCAGCGCTGATCGCTTCGCCGTCCAGAAGTTGTAGAAGGCCTCGCCGGCCGTGCCGACCTTCTTTCCGTTGCCGCTCTTCACGCGCCAGCGCCACGCCTGGCCGCTTTCGTCCGGCCGGCCCTTGAACACCTCGACGTAGTTCCTGCTCTTCGCCATTCGTTCTCCCTCAGAGGCTCGCTCGGAGCCCGACCGCCGTCCCGTCCTCGTCGTTCCAGCGCGAGTCGTGCCGATACTCGAGCGTCGCCCAAACGCCCCCGCGCAGTTCGTAACGCAACTCCGGGCGCGCGGAGGTCCAGTCGCCTCCGTCCTCCCACCACGTTCTCTCGAGGTAACCGGAGATCGACCAGCGCTCGCGCATCGCGACCTCGAACTGCGCCCGCGCCATCGCGCCGCCTCCGTCGTCGGAGATCGGGAACAGCTCGAGGCGGCAGAAAGGCTGTTCCCCTCCGGTCCACGGATCGAGGTAGGCGCCGAGGCGCTCCGTCGAGTTTCGCGAGCCGGTGAAGTCCTCGTACCAGAGCGCGACGCCTGCGATCGGCGTCAGACGCCCGAAGACGCCGCCTCGGAATGCAAAGCGCGCCGGATCGTTCGCCAGGCTCGAGTAGAGGTCGAGCGAGCCGTAGACGTCGACGCGCTCGTGCGGGCGCGAGTGCCCCTCGAACGCGAGGTCGCGCACGTCGTGCCGCGAGTCGGCCGAGTATTCGACCTGGAACCAGTCCGCCGCGAACGGGTCGCGCGTCTCGACGATCCTCTTCGACGCATCCGGGTCGACCTTCTTCCACGGCCAGTCGAGCTTCGTCTCCGGATAGGGCCAGGCCTCGACTGGATCCGGGCACTCCCCGACGATCGGCGTTTGCTGCTGCGCCTGGGCCGGAGCCGGCGCGCAGGCGCCGAGCGCGAGAATCGCCGCGAACGAGAGGATCGACTTCATGCGCCGGATCCTATCGCGGCGCCGGCGCTACTTCACCCCGTAGAGCTTGACGACGACGCCCGCCTCGCCTGGGCTCCCGACGACGCCCGTCCCTGTTTTCGCGCCGCCGGCCCCGCCCGCGGCCGTGCACGTTACCGTGTCCGGGACCTCCGTCTCGGAGATCACGCCCACGACCCCGCCGCCTCCTCCACCGCCCCCGCCGCACTGGCCACCGGTCCCACCGTCGCCGCCGACCCCGCCCTTCGCCTCGATCGAGCCGGCACCGACGATCGCCCGGGCTGCGACGACGACCATGCCGCCAGACGCGGCCCCGCCGCCACCCTTGTTCACCGCGTCCCCGCCGCCACCACCACCGCCCGTGCCGGACTCGATGAGCTGCCCCTGGCTCTCGCCCGTAAGCAGCGCAGCGACCTGATGGACGATTCCGACGCCTCCGTTTGCGTCGGGGAAAGCCGTCGCAGCGCCGGCCGCGGCGCCCGTGCCAGGCGTACCGTTGCCGCCCGTACCGCCGACGCCCGAGACCGTGTTGGACTTCGCCGCGCCAGCCGATCCGTTCGTCGTCCCGCCCGCGCCACCAGCGTTCGATCCGCCCAGGAACTTCCGCGCGACCGCCGCGCCAGCCGCTCCGCCGACGCCTCCGGACGCACCGTTGTTTCCGTTGAACGTGATCTTCCCGTTGATCGTCAGCGTGCCGGACACGAAGAGCGCCCAACCCTGCATATTGAGCGATCCGCCGACGTCGATCGTCAGGTTCCGATAGAAGAGATTGTTCGACGCGACCTGCGCGTCCGTGATCGTCCTGTCGCCGTGCATCCCGTCGCCGAAGACCCCGACGTTCATGCGCGTGTTCGCGCTCTCACTCGTG